CACCGCTGCTATAAATGCTACCGATAAATTAAGTCCTGCTCAAAAGGAAAAAGAAATAGCAGCAAAAAGGTTAGAGATTCAAAAGAAAGCCAGTGAAGAAACTGCCAGAATCAATATCAAGGCTGATGCTGATATATTAAAATCTCAAACTGACAGCAATAAAAAAGCATTTGAAGCAGAACAAGCACAGCGTGATGAGGATGCTGCTGCCCGAGCCAAAATATTAGATTTAGAAGCAGCAGCAGAAAAAGCCACATTGGCACAAGCAAGAGCCATGGCTGATGTTAATACCATTGCCGAAGGTCGATTCAAGTTGGAACAAGACATTCTGCGTATGACTCCATTACAAGCAACAGAAGCCAAGACATTATTAGACATAGAGGAAAAGCGAGCCGCTGCTATTAGAGACATAGAGGAAAGACCCAATCTCGCTCCAGAAGCCCGAACCAGAGGAATAGACAGAATCAATGAAGAATCTGAGAGAGCCAAAAAGTTAGCACAAGCAAGAAGCGAAGAACAGCGAAAGAATCAAGAAGATTTTACATTGGGTTGGGATCAAGCATTTATTCGATATAGTGATAATGCCAAAAATGCCAGCCAGCAAGCAGCAAACTATTTTACCACATTTACCAAAGGTGTAGAAGATGCCATTGTGAGATTTGTCAAAACAGGCAAGTTAAGTTTCAAAGATTTGGCCAATAGTTTGATTGAGCAGTTGATTAGAGTTCAAATTCAACAATCCATAGTTACCGCATCAAATTCTGTAGGCGGGTTAAGTGGATTAGGTGGATTATTAAGTGCCGGATTTAGTGCTGTTGGCAGTTTCCTTGGATTCAAAGCCGAAGGTGGAGCAGTTGGTGCTAATCAACCTTATGTGGTTGGTGAAAAAGGACCAGAACTATTCATTCCGCAAAGTGCCGGCAATATTGTGCCCAATTCGGCCATGGCATCAACTGCTGGATTAGGAACTACCGTTGTAAATTATAATATATCGGCTGTGGATGCCAGCAGTTTCCGCAGTTTAGTGGCCAGAGACCCCAGTTTCATCTATGCGGTCACAGAACAAGGTCGTCGTAGTCAGCCATCAAGGAGATTAACAGCGTGAATGCCATACAAACCATTATAGATAGTGCCAGCAAGATTGAAATAGATCGTCGTCGAGTAGTTGGCCAAAGCGTTAGTCGCAGCCAGAGATTACGCACTGCCGAACGCACTTCGGCACAACCTTGGATGATGAGCATTACTCCCAAACCGGCTTGGACCTACAGCACCAATAGAGAACTTATAGAAAGTATAACTTATTTGGATCGCTCAAGAGAAAGTATTATTAATTTGGCCAACAATCCCAATCTTGCTTATCTCACTGCTTACCAAGGTGAAATGACTGCTGGACAAATTGGAACATTAAGAATTTCAGCCACTTCGACTCAAACTATAACATTAAATAATCTACCTTCAGTGGATTCTACCACATATCTATTTCGATCAGGTGATTTTATTCAACCACAATATAGTCGTTATCCATATACCATAGTAGATAATGTTCAGCGTGGATCAGGCAGCACCGTAGTATTAAATCTCAATAGACCCATTATTACCAGTGAGAATCTCACACTGACAGGATCAGGAGTGTTGGTAGGTAATAGTTCTACTTGGCGTATGGTGGTAGGATCATTACCCACAATACAAATGACTATCAGAGATAGATTTGAATGGTCCGGAGATTTCAAACTAATGGAAAAGGTCATTTAATATGCCAATCTCCGCCGCAGTAACAGCCACATCAATAACTCACGGATTGCTGATCGATTTAACGGTTAATACTTCAACCTTTTATATCGCCAACACTTATAGTCCTATAACATATAATGGCCATAGTTATAGTGCCTTGGGACATTTCTTAGGTATTACCGATATACAAAATGATCTACGGGCCACTAATAATAGTTTAACGGTAACACTAAGTGGTATTCCCAGTCAAGGTGGTGAAACAGAACCCAACTGGGTCAGTGCGGTATTAAGCAGTAAAATCAAAGGCAGTAGAATAGAAATAAGGCGTGTATTCTTTGATCAAAATACCTTGGCCATATTACCCGGTCAAGTTTATTTGAGATTCAAAGGATATGTCAGCAATTTCAGTTTGGCTGATAGTATAGATAGTTCAACACTGATCGCTGCTACTAGTGTCAGTCTTCAATGTAGCAATATCAATGCCATTATAGAAAAGCGATTGGCTGGACGCAGAACCAATAGCGAAGAACAAGGTCGTAGATATCCAGGTGATACCAGTATGGATCGTGTTAGAGTCATCAGTGGGCGGGCATTTGATTTTGGCAAACCTTATGTGGCTCCAACGGATCCCAATGCTTCACCAGATACAGGATATGATCCATTTAATGGCGGCGGAAGTCCAGGATAAAACATGATAGAATTTAAGATTATAAGATCAATAGCAGAAATACAAAAACCCATAGAAGAGTTATTACAACAGCATTATGAGGAACTTACTCTACATAAGAATATAATGAAGTTGGCACCAGACTGGGATCAATATCAACGACATATGGAACGCGGCGAATTATTTGTATTGGCAGCATATTTTGGATCAAGATTAGTTGGATATAGTGTATTCTTTCTTTATAACAATATTCATTATAAAAACAACATAATGGCCAAGAATGATGTGTTATTTCTCAGTCGTCCATATAGGCGTGGTCGTATGGGAATCAATTTAATTCGACGCAGTGAGGATGCCCTGCGTGAGTTAGGTGTTAGCAAAGTTGTTTGGCATATCAAATGTCATAGTGATTTCAGACCAATCCTACACAGAATGGGATATGAGGATGAAGATATTATGGTTGGTAAAGCATTAAAGGACGAATAATATGGGCGTAGCAGTAGCATTAGAAATATTTGGATTGGCCGAGATTGGTGCTGGATTTGCTGCTACCGGAGCCCTAACCGGAGCAGTTTCTTTAACTGCCGGTGCGGTATTTGTGGCCACAGCGGTCAATATTGGATTGGCCTATGGTGCTAACAGAATAATCAATGGTAATCCCAGAGATCAGCGTGGTGCCAATGTCAATCAAGGCACTCGTATTCAATTAGCACCAGCAACCGATAGTAAAATTCCAGTAATCTATGGCACAGCCCATCAAATGGGATTGCTGACTGACGCTCAAATCAGCAACAGCAACAAGACAATGACCTATGTGTTGGTGCTAAGTGAATATGTGGCCGATGGCAATTGGTCAGTGGGCAATATCTATTGGAATGATCAGTTACTGACATTTAAGGCAGATGGTTATACCGTTCTCAAAGGCACAGCCAATGGTGAAGACAATACCAAGTTAGATGGATTAGTTAGAGTATGGGTATGGGCCGGTGGATCAGGAGCAGCACATCAAATACACGGTCCATCAACTCCAGTCAATGCCTATAATATTATACCGGGTGCCACCAGTGATTATCGAATGAGTGATTTGGTATTTGCTGTGGTTCAGTTGGATTATAAAAGCGAAAATGGTGTAACAGGATTACCTGGTATGACATTTGAAATAACCAATGATCTCAATAATCCTGGTGATGTTTGGGTTGATTATCTTACCAATACCAGATACGGTGCTGGCATTCCAATCACCGAAATTAACACCTCCAGTGCCGCAAGATTGGCTGATTTAAGTGATACCATACCCGCCAATCAGAGAGAACCTTGGCCTTATTCAACCAGCACCACTACCACCAGCAGTTTCCAAGTTCGTTATAGTATTAATGGCATATTCAACACAGGCGAAAGTGTCAAGAATAACTTAGACAAAATAGATATTGCCAGTAGCAGTTGGACCACATATAATTATCAGTTGGGACAATGGAGCACTATTCCCAACTATACCGTAGATAGTGGCACATTAGCCACTGCTTTTCAATTCACAGATGACAATATCATAGGTGATATCAATGTTACTGCCACCAACTTAGAAGATTTATATAATAGTATCGAAGTAGGATTTGCGGATAGAAATAATCGTGATCAAACCAGTTATTATACCAGTTCAACCAGTTTAACACTGCGTAATGATTTAGAACCAGACAATCAACTGCGTCTCAACACCGATATGTGTAATAACGCACTACACGCTGGGCGTATTGGTCAAATCGAACTGCGTCAAAGTCGTGTGGATTTACTAATCAACTTCACTGCCGATTATAGTGCCCTCAGTGTTGCTGCCGGTGATGTGGTTAAAATAACCAATAGTGTCTATGGATTTAATAACGCACTATTCCGTGTGACTCGTGTTCAAGAAGTAGAAAGCGACGATGGTATGATTGTGGCTGGTATTACAGCATTACAATACGATTCTGCGGTATATGCCGATACTGATTTGGCTAATTATAACACACCAACTATTACCAATATTCCATTATATGGTAGCAGCACTGCCTTGGCAGCACCCAGCAAACCCACGGTGACTAATGATCCCGGTAATATTCAATTTATAGTATCAACAACCATTAATCCCAACAACTATCCTGTTAATAGAGTAGGATTTTATTATTCAACAACCAGCACAGGCGATTTTTCAGCACTTAGTCTCACGGTCAGTCCATATAATCCCGGTGATACTGTAACTAGTGCTGTGCCATATTATACATTACCTAATGGCAATTATTATTTCAAGACTCGGGTTGGTTCAGGAACACTGCTCAGCGATTACAGCCCAGTCAGTGATGTATTATCATTTGGTGGCAGTAATATCAGTGCCGATTATGTATTCAATGCTCTCAATACTGACAATATTCAAATCAATAACAGCCCACCACTTCAAGGACTGCGTTGGTTGGCATCAGTTACTACCAGCACAGGATTTGGTAATTATGGAGCATTAGAAGGCGATAATGGATTACTATGGGACGCTGACAATAATAGACTATATGTCGGCGGTAATATAGTGACAACCGGGACTGATTATATTATCATTACAGACCCATAATTTAGATTTTGTGTAAATACTGATAACTTGGCAATGCCTCAGTATTGTTATTTTACTACTCATAGGAGACTCAAATGGCAGGAATATTAACCGTTGGACAATGGCTGGGCGGTCCAGATAATGTAAAAGTTGAATCTACCTTTCCCAGTAGTAGTAAAACTTACACATACAACTTCGCTCAAAATATTACAGATTGGACATTTAAGTTAGATGCTCAAACCGTTATAGTCGATTCTATTGCTTATGATAGAACAGGAGAACCTAATTTTGCCAGTAGCAAAGTAGTTGGATTTTTCACCTATACCGTAGTAACAACCAGCACCAATATCAAAGTATTGAATACAGCCAGTGGTATTGTCAATGTAACACATCCGCCTGGACTATATTCAGCCGGCATAATCCCAGATGCTCGTGCTAATGTCCCACTTCAAGTTATGGGATTTACATGGACGGTTCCAGCCAATGTTGCCAGTCCAGCACAAACCAATACACATCGAATGGCAAAAATATTAGCCTGGGAACCACAAGTTCCGCCAACTGATCCTACCTTGGATGCCGGTTATACCAGCATAGTCTAATATGATCGAAGTCAATATTACTGCTACCGATTTTATAGTCGAAAGCAGCAGCACGGTTGAAAATTATACGATCACTGCGACCAATATAATCTTCACCATAACCAATACGGTTAGTCCTACCATAACGGTCAATAGCAGTGGAACAAATATTACCATCGATACCAATGGTTATCCATATGGATTATTTGATCGTGTTCAGGCCACCACTGGCACATTTGTAGATCTTACTGCGACCAATCTAACGGTAGCCGGCAAAATCATATTTGGTTCAGGAGCCAGTCAAGGAGCATTTACTAATCAAGGATCATTTGTTAATAATGGTCCGGTGACTATTAATAATACACTAACGGTATATGGTAATGTGGTATTTGCCGGCACAGCCACAACCAGTTCCACGGTAAATGTCAGCACACTGGTAGCCGATAATTTTGTATTAAATGGATTGACATATCCACATAGTCGCGGTTATTATGGACAAGTATTAGCAACCAATGGCAGTGATTATGCCAACTGGACCAACTTAGGTGATTTAGTTTATTGGAGCCTCAATAATGAGTTATTGACCAACGAATATAATATTGTCAGTGGTATTGCTGCTAATGGAACGGCTCCTCAAATGACCATAGGCAATGGTAATACCGCAAGAGGATTTAGAAGTTCAATAACATTTGCGGCAACCAATAGTGGAACAGACACTGGGGTCATTACAATCAAAGGATCTCCAGTATTTCAAAATCAAATAAACACTGCGGCTTCTGGTATCAAATTCAGTGATGGTAGCGTAATAACCACAGGATATATCAGCACCAATAGTGGAGGTATTGTTCCTATTGCCACAACCACCGTATTAGGTGTCATTAGAGTTGGAGCAAATCTCACTATTACAGCAGATGGCATATTAAGTGCCAATAATACATTTTTCTTACCAGCGGCCAGTGCGTCTATTAGAGGCGGTATTAGAGTAGGTTCAGGATTAGTTATTGTAGATGGTGATGTGCTTACTGCTGATTACAGCACCGCTACCATTGGTATAATCAATCTAACCCAGGATGCCTACACCAGCAGTTATAGTTTCAGAAGAGCACCGGGAACAGCATACAAGTTATCGTTTCCAACTAATCAAGTCACATTAGGGGATACAGCAAGATATATCAGTATTACTGATCCATTTTTTGACATAGTTCATAGCAACACCATAACTCAAACTGCTTCGGTTATAAATCTCAATGCCAGAAGTGCTATAAATCTCAATAGCCCATATACTGAAGTTGGCACGGTCAGCACCAGCAGTGTATTACGAGTTCAAAAGATTTATAATCACGCCGGAACATATGCTCCCACTTTCCCAGCCGGTATTCAGTTTCCAGATAATAGTGTTCAGGTAACTGCTTGGCAAACATCGACTCTATATCAGCAATATTTGGATTTTCAAAATCCTTATGATCCTTAAAGGAATAATATAATGGCATTACAACTTCGTAGAACAACTCGTGATTTTATTTCAACTACCACATTTGAAAATGGCGAACCAGTATTTTCAACCGACACACACGAGTTATTTGTCGGTGATGGAGTTACACCTGGTGGATGGGTAATTGGTGGCAGCAGCGGTGATTACAGCACACTGACCAATCAAAAGTTATTCACCAGTAGCACGGTAGTATTTGCCACGGTATCTGCTACTTCTGGATCATTCAGTAATCTTCAAAGTGTCACTCATTTATATACAAATAATAGTTCGACCAGCACAAATGTTGGATTGACATTTAGTAATAGCAACGAAAATGATGTTGAAATACAACCCGTCAATAATGGCAATTTAATAATGGGTTATGATATATCAGCATATAGCAGCACTCGTTCAAGATTAAATTCATTATCAAATAGAATAGATTTAGAAACTTGGGATGGTCCTATAAATTTATTAGGATATGTTAAAGTTGGAGCCAATAAAGATATTTCTTGGCAATGGGGCGGTTATCCACTATTTTATGATATTGCCAGTATTAATGTAGATCGAGTTGGTTTGGCAGGTATTGGTAATCGTATGAATATCAATGCTCCAACTTATTTGACAATTAATCGCAATGGTTCGCCTCAAATTACTATTGACAATACCGGAACAAATTTTCCATCCGGCCTATCGGGAACCACTGGCACATTCACCAATATTGACATAACCAATAATGGCACATTTAATATAGTCAAAGTCAAAAATCAAATTGAGTTAGGTGATTCAACCGCAAATTATTCCAGATTGATAATGGTTTATAATACCTTAACACAGGGTATATCAATGACCAACTATCCAGGGTATGGTGGAGGCAGTAATAATAATGGTATTAATATTGGCAATTATACAGGTAATGGCGACAGCACCACAATATTAGGTCATCAAGGATTACAAGCAAGAAATGTATCTGACAGCATAGCCATTGGATATCGTGCTGGCAAGGGTCTCGCAAATAATAGTCAAAATAACAATACCATTATTGGCAATATTATTACTGATAATGTCACAGGTCAAAGTTCGATATCAATGACCAATACGCTGTTAATTGCGGCAGGACCAGATGGTGTAGATAATCAA